TGCATTGTTACCAAAACCAGTATTATCTTTAATACCTAAAAGGATTGGAGATACAATACCGTGACCAAGCATAATCTTCTCTCTACTCTCATCAGCTAAGAACTGATATTGAGCGTGAGCATCTGGTAAATGTATAGGCTCTAAGTCAGCCTTTGTTTCAGCAGACTCATTGAAGGTAAGAATAAACTTACCAGCATTAGAAGAGCCACTAAACTTATCCATTATCTTTCTTTCAATTAACTCTTGAGTTTCCTCATTAGGAACACCATTATTAAAGTTAATTAATAAAGATGGCTGTAAGCCATTCTTTATGTTATTGATATGGTAGTTAGATACTTCTTCTTCAAGTGAACAGTACTGTAAACATCCATTATAATCTACAGGTGCATAGTAATAGAAACCAGATCTGTAAGGCTTTAATACATAAAGCTCTATTTGGTCTGATTTACTACCACAACCAAAAGTAGGTATTCTCTTAGGATTGTCAGAAGGCTTTATCTCAGCCCATTTAGGGTGATAGTAGTAAGCATTAATCTTACCATCTTTAGCCTTCTCAGCTCTCAATGTCTCCATTGGAAAGTGTAGTACTTTTACTATACTTGTCTTTTGTTTGTTGTATACTACTTGAATTGCAGCTTGACCAAGCATCTTATAGTCATTGGCTACTCTCTTAATCTCTCTTGATTTAAGGAGCATTTTCATTTTAGTGTACATCTCTGGCTTAATAGCAGAGTCCGTGGCTTCAAGGCCACGGCCATATATCATATCAACAATACCATTAATACAACGAGCATTGGTAGGACTACCTAAATACTTATCTATTAGATTGTCAAAGTAGTCATTATCTTCGCCATATTGAACCCAATCTTTGCCATAAACCTCCTTAACGGTTGGTGTTTGGTATCCAGATAAGTTTACGATCCTTGTAGAACCTTGCACTTTCTGTTTTGGCTGTATTGTTACGTTTCTGTGTTTCATATTATAATACTATATATTCATCATCACCATTACCAACGTATTCATTGTATTTGTTAGTATTTATAGTGTGAACAATCTCATCGTCAGTTTGGCTTGTTACATAAGCCTTATCTCTGTAAAATAAAGAGCCTCCTTTAGTAAACTCTAAATAATATGCGTTTTCCTCAGATAGTATACTAAATGCAATATCCATATATACGAAATTACTATTGCTATCTGGAATTGTCGCTTCAATATCTGTAATAGTCTCAGACTTGTTTGTACCATCCTCTGTTATTGTCAAACTAACATTAGTAAATGATGCAGCTACAGTTGGAAATTCCCTTGGAATAACTGCAATTGTTTGAGCATCTGTACTTGGTAGTAATCTTATCATAATATGATAACTGAAAAGTATGTTTTTTGTTTTAAATAGAAAAGGAGGGCATAAGCCCTCCCCCTTTCTATGTTTAAGAGTACTGTGTTTAAGAACCAGCTACTACAGTAAATCCAACTGCTGTAGGAGTATCTCCTAAGAAGTTAGCAGGAACTCTTTCCATTCCTGTAAGTGTTAAAGTGTATCCACTTAATTCATTCATAGCACCACCAGTAACGATAGTACCTCCAGTTACATCCATTCCGTGTTCTAATCCAGCTAAGAAGTAGTTTCCGTTGTAATCTTCAACGATAACTTGTGGTCTTCCATATGCTAATAATTTTAACTCTTTGTGGTCAGCTACACTTAATTTCTTTAAAGTGATTTCTAATACTTGCTCAAAAGCAGTAGTACCAGTAGCTCTGTCTGATTGGATGTTTTGTGTGAATGTTGAAGTTCCTTTAATGTCATATTTATATGCACTTGGAGTTCCAGCAATCGCATCAATAACATCAGTATTGGTAACATCATAAGTGATGGCACCTAAGTCTCCAAAGTTTACAAAGTAAATGGCATTTAAACCACCTACTGAATCTTTACAAGGCTCAATTCTTCCTAATGATAAATCGCAGGCCATATGTTTTTATGTTTTATAGATTAATTAAAAAAGGGTAGGCAGGCTTCTACGGCTTACCTACCCTTTTGTTTTTATTTAAGTGTTACTTATGCAGGAGTGTAAAGAACGATGTCAGAACCGATTCCGTATTGCACACCAGCTGTCAGCCTCATTACGATTCTTACGTTCTGAGATCCGTCAATGTCTGCCATATCAATAACTTTTACTTCGTTGTGGTCAGATAATAAACCAGTACCAAAGAATAAGTTAGATTTTTCAGCAGCTACGATATAGTTGTCTCCTAATCCGTTTGCAACAAAGATAGTTACACCATCAAAAGAAAGTGAACCATTGTTCCACCATTGTGTTCCTTGTGCGTTTGTACCGTTAGCTCCCAATCCAGCAGCTCCAAATCCTCCTAATGCTCTAACGTAAGCTCTTGCTACGTTTTGAGATACATAAAGATTTAAGTCTTCTTTTCCGTATAAAGTAGATGGAATAGCATCAACAACTTTTCCTAACTCGTCAATTACGTTAGCAGCGGTTACAGTAGTTCCTACTACATCAATTACATCTGTATCAGCAGTCATTAAAGTTACTAATCCGTCAAACTCACCAGCAGTAGCGTTAGTTCCAGACCAGATGTTAGTTTCGTTCTTTTGTGCTACTTTAGCAGCAACGTGAGCGATTAAGAAATCAGCAAATGATGGAGGTAAGCTATCAAAAGCAGATACTCCCATTTGTACAGCCTCCCAGTCAGAACGGAAGTCTTTCTTACATAATTGTAAGTTTACTTGGAACTCTTCTGGTTGAATGATTCTTTCAGTTAATGTAACAGTTGATGTTGGATCAAAGTCACAAGTTGCGTCTTTAAGTACATCGTCAGTAGCAATCTTTTTGATTACTTCTTTGTACTTAATGTTTGGTTTTACTTCAATTCCACCATTCTCAATGGTAGAAGCAGATAATAATGCAGCAGAAATATATTTTCCAGCAAATTCACCTGCGTAAGTAGTAGTGATAGATGTGTTAGTTGCCATTTTGTTTATTTAGAGATTTTAGATAATACTAAGTCAAATGTAGTAGCGGCTCTTTTTTGAGCATACAAGTTTAAATTTCTTGAACCAACCACTTCTTCTGGAGAGTGAGTTAATTCTTTTACTTCTTCTTGAGCAGATAACTCAGTAGCATCAGCTAACTCAGCAGGAGCATCTTTAGGCTCCTCCGTACTCATAGATTCCATAATTTGGTCATACATAGCTTTCATTTCAGCCATTGCTTGAGCCAACTCTTCTTTAGTAGCATACTTGTCTTCGCTGTCAACAACATCTTCTACGATGTCTTCTGCCGCACCTTCTGGCATATCTTCAGCTAAAACCTCTTGCTCCTGCTCGGATAAAACTACTTCTTCTTGAACCTCAATAGCTTCAGCAGCTACTTCTTCTGGCTTAGAAAGCAGAATTTCCTTGAATTTGTCAACGATTTCTTTTGCGTTCATATTAATTGGTTTATTTATTTACTAAATATGTTATGATAACTGAAATACAACGAACTGTTATATTTTTAACTATCAGACACTTTTGTTATGTTGCCTATTCCTTGGTTAATCATATTACCTTTACAGCATTTAGTTGAGTAGGTTCCATTCTTACAAAGGCATCCTCTCTTGGATGACTTTGGACTTGTTCTGCTTGGTGTAGCTTTCATTTTAGGCATAGCTTTGTGTTTTTTGTATAAAGTATATCACATCCCATATCTTAGCAGTACCGCCTGTTGGTGTAACTTTAACAAAAGACCCATTGTCTACAAAGTTTTGGTCTGCATAGTATTGGAATACTTGGTGAAACTCGTGAGCAACGTCATTACCTTTAGGGAACGCTATATCTACTCCTACTCTCTCATAAGGTGTACCGTTCTCTGCATCTAATTGCAGTCTAAGGTACGTTTGATTAGCATTTGCACTTGAGCATTTAAAAGCAATAGTCAACATATAAACATCGTTTAAATTATCAGCTAATACTCTTTTAGTTGTGCCATTGTAGTAATCAATACCAGAGTAACTTCTGTAAGTGTTCGCAGCATTGTTAGGCAAAGTAATTTCCACACCATCAGCAAGGCTTAACTTACTTAGAGATGTATATTGATCATCATCGTACCTTGTCCAACCCAAACCACTACCTATTCCAGACTGTGGATATATCTTTCTCCAAGCACCATTATATACTTGCCATATACCACTTTCTGTAGTAACCATAGCACCCTCTTCTATGTTGAAGGTCTCTCTTTTTGCATCAGTAGTTTGATGTGCGTGTACTTTATAAGACGTATTAAGCATCCTCTTCTCTATATATTGTTAAACATAAATCTACAAATGGCAAATAAAAAACGTGATCGGTTGTATTTGTCTCGTTATAATCGTAGGTTCTTATACCAAATAATATTCCAGGGTAGAACCCTAAGCTAATTTCCCAACCAGTAACCATTAGTCTTCTAACTTATTGATTAATTCTTTTATCTTATTAAGCATATCCTCTTCTAACGAGAACTTATCTTCAACAGATTCATTTGGGCCATCTAACTTGTCAGCAAAGAAGCCTTCTATAGAGAAGCCTTTGACCTTACCTTCTTTTACATAGTTATTCCAAATGTCATCGTTGTTTACTTTTACAGATACCATCCAAGTGCCTTTAGGTAGACTAAGACCATACTTCTTAGATTTATCCATATCAGTATCTTCTATAATCCAAGATTCTACTACAGATAAACCTTGCAAGTCTACTTGATGCTCTAATGTTGAATTATTCTGTTTTCCTCTTGATAAAAATAACTCTGAAGCCTTCTTTACAGTATCTTCACTAAAGAAAATATTGTACTCTTCTTCACCGTTAGTTCTATATATTTGTTTGTTTGGTATAAGAGCAGGCCCCATAAGGATTCTCTTTTCAGCATCTACCTCAGCTAATTGGACTTCGTGCTTCTTTAAAGCAATGAAGTCCTCCTCTATAGCAGGATTTTCAACAACAGAGATAGCTTCTATTCCGCTAAACTCGTTCTCTTCGTCTATGTAAAGTTCTATTGTTTTCATACTATGTTAACTAATTAGTTTCCTTTTTGTTTTAATTATCCTAAACTTGCTGTTCCTACAATGTTTCTATCCATCTCTTGAGCAGTAGATACATCTTTAGATACTACATAGGCTTTTATTGGTTGTTGAAATTGGCCTTGAACAGCAGCAGCAATTTGATTGCTTGGCGATTGCCCTACTATATTAAAGTCTGGAGCTTGCACTCCCCCTCCTGTTCCTGTTGCTCCTCCTAATCCTGCTGGTGTTGCAGAAGCACTTGCTAAAAACTGTTGCTTAGAAATCATAGCTACTTGAGCAAGACCAAGAACCGTGGCTAATCCAGCAGCAACTTGCGCCCTTATCAATGAACTTGGGTCTCCAACAACTAATTGAGATCCATATGCTTTTAATGCTGAAGAAGCGGTGTCTATCAAAGCTACTGATATTCTCATAGCTTTTTCAGTCTTAAACCTTTTTTTAGCTATCTCTTCTTGTTTTAATCTTAACTTTTCATCATTAGCTGAAATTTGTGACTGTATATTTTTTCTTTCATCAGCGGACAATTGTTCTTCAGCTAATCTTTTTCTTAACTCATTATTTATTAATGTAGTTTTATTTTGCTCAATGTCTAATTGCTTTTGAAATTCAGCACTCATAACATTAGTTATTGCTTCAGTAACATCAGCAATAGCATCTAATCCTTCAGTTACTTCTTCTAAATCAGATTTAGTGTTGTATGCCCAAACATCAAAAGGAGTCCAAGCTTCTATTGCTTTTTCAATAGGTTTTAGCCCTTTTAAAGCATTAGTAGCAGAATCTTTTAATAAAGTCTCAATATCAAGGTAGTCTGTTCCAAACTTTCTCTGTAGTTCCTTTCGGTATCTTGCCATCTCTTCCTCAAGAGTTCCAAATACCCTAAAAACTAACTTTTGGACTTTAGGAGTTAAATCCTCGCCACCTTCTTTTCCCTTTTTACCGAATAATGTTTCTAACAGTTCTGGAGTTAATTCACCTTCTTTTTCCGCTAACTTCTTCTGTAGGCCATCTAATATTTTATCTTTAGCAGCTTCTCCAGCTTTATTTATATCTTCATCAGATACAAGACCATCTTGAAGTAAATCTTGCATTAGCCACAGCTTGGCTTTGCCCCAAAAACCAAGAACTTCTTCTGGAGGAGTGTCTTCTAATATTTGTATTTCTTCTCTTATTTCCTTTAGTTGACCAACAAGAACTTTAGCCTTGTCAAGCCTAATTAAAGCATCTATTTCTTTATTTACTTGCTCTAATGATGTTTCTTTTAATTGGTTGTTTTCATTGAGGGCTAAATTCATACCCTCATATTCACTATTTATGTTTTTTAATAGCTTTTCCTTTCTTTCTAAAGATATATTTTCGTCATTAAGTATCTTAACAGCTTCTTTAAGTTCTGTAGCCGCTCCTCCAATTGCTTTTGATAAATCATCTTGACCTTTTTCTGCTTTCTTGCTATTTTGCTCCCAAAACTGTAATGCAGCAACAGCGGCTTGAAACGCAAGAAGAATACCTACTGGGCCCATAATAGTTCTCCACAATGAAGCTACAGCGGCTTGAAGACCTCCAACTTTAGTAACAAGAATAGCAAACATACTACCCAATTGAGATAGGTTGTTTGTTATTGCGGTTATACCAAAAGGCAAATCAGAAACAAGTCTACCAAGTTCATTAACTGTAGCACCTGCTATACCAGCAGAACTCTCAAAGTTCTTTAATTCAGCTTGAGCTTTTTTAGCTGTCTTTCCAAAATCATTAACAGCCTTATCTAAACCTTGTATATTACTCTTTAGGCCATTTACTTTTATTTCACCTGTGCCTGTGTCTACTTCTAACTTAAGTACTTTGATATTAGTCTCGTTTGCCATTTCCCTTGTATGTGTTACGTTTTATACTTGTTTTCATCTCTTTCAAGCTCTTAGGAGCTTGATACTTTCCTTTTGCTATGTCTATATCCTCATCTCCAACATACCAGTCAGAAGAATTAAGTAAGTCTATTATATTCTTTATCATATTAAAACAAGTCTTTATACTTAGTATAACTACCCCAGTAACTATTTGTTTTCTGAGTTTTCTCTGAATCGTATATGGAGTAATGAGATGTGAAATGTATTCCGTGATTGATATGCACAGATGGATTCTTAGTCTCCCAAGTTCTTCTAACCATTCCCTCTTGAGGTTCTATAAGACCGCTATTTGAAACCAAAGCATTAGCAAGTATATTCTCACAATGCGTTATAGCTTCTTCAAATCTCATAGTCATCTGATGGAATGGTTGGTCATCTTGCTTTCTCTTTTGAAATCCTTTCTCACATAGACCTATGTAATTCATATTAGTAAACACGCAGTTCACATAACCGTCATCCTTAAACTTGAAATAATCCTCTGGGTACATCACATCGTGTTCTAAGAAACTTACCCACTCATATTCTCCTGTTTGTCTTGCATAGTATAAGCATTGCATTATCTGCATAAGTTGGTTTAAGTGTCCACCGCTTTGCATCCAAGATGTTAATTCTACAAACGGATTATTAGGTATAGGATTCCACACGCAAGTAATAATATCTGCCACACCTTCTGCTGCTTTCTCAATAGTCTCTAATGACTTCTCAATAGCAGGGAATGTCTTAGGGTTTGTATTGTTAGAATAGAATATTCCTAATCTACTGTTGCTCTCTGCTTTTAGTATTAAATAATTACCCTCTAAGACCTCCTTAGAAAGACTTTCTCCATTTAATATGTAGTCTACTATCAGTTTTTTAACTTGACCGTGCATAGGGTCTCCTATAATGTCGTTGTTAGCCTTTACAGATAATTTTCCTTTTTTAACTAATTTAGAGATTTGTTCTGTGCAGTCTTTATCGCCGTATGTGGCTTTCTTTATTACAAGCATTCTTTAATCATTTGATAGTATTTATAACTTGCCTTGTCTTGGTCTATTACAAGGTCTTTAGGTGGTACGCTATTTATATATGCTCCTTTATAGAACATACCATCATTTGCTGATACTACTCCTGCATTATGGAATATAGGTTTAACATCCCAATCACTTGCAGGGTTAGTTGCAAACATAAAATCTAAGTCATCTGTGATTCTTGTCTCTTTACCATCCTTCCAAACATTCCAAAGTACTGCCCACATATCTGCACACCATATCTGTAACTCGTGATAGCTTGGCTCTATTGCTTTTTTCTTGTTGTTTAGTTTGGTTATTACCTTAAACAAATTAGAGCAATCAGATTCTACTCTACCCCAAAACCAAGAATCAATACCTTTAAGAATATACTGCGCCCCTCCTGTGTTATTCTCATTGTCCATCACAAGTTGTGGGTCTATACGCATAATCCTAACCATCTCATCAAATATGTCTTGACCTTTAGATAATATGTAAGATGACCCTATATAAGACCTTGTGTCTGACATATAACAAATAGCATCACTCTCAAATAGTTCCGTGTTTAAGGGTCTTGCTAATGCTATATCGCAATCGTGATACAACAACACCTCATCTCTTAGTTCCCTATGTATCTCAAAATGTTTCTTTAGGATATGAGGTCTAATAGAGGATATATAAGTCTTATCCGTTCTTGTGTCATCATAATAGTAAAAGTTCGCATCTTGGTACTTAGCCTCTAACTTATCAAAGTATAGGTCTTTACCACCTTGTATGGCATTAACAAGTATTACATCAGATAAACTAACGCCTTGCCCCACAAAACTGTGGAGCATTACGTCTATTTGCCATCCATAATATAAACTTGCAGGTTGTGCTGATATATATTTCATTAGTAATTTATGCTTATATCGGTTAAACTTGATGTGTTAAATGGACTTCCCTCTAATATATTCCACTCATATTGCCATACACCGCTTGATGTTTCTGTTAGTGAATTTGGAGACCCAAAAGGTAAAGAACATCCAAATATCAAGTCAGTTAGTGATGGTGGTGTTCCTGTACCG